TCGCGGAATCGATCCAGAAGGCGCGCACGACATGGCACAGATCTCGGGTGCACGCGAACAATGTTTTGTCAAGATCGACTACATTCAATCGTATGACGAAGAACGATACCCGGACGACATCACAAAGGACTGCGTGCGTATCATAACTCTCGCGACGATGTCAGAATACTAAATAAAACCACTCTTTTTGCGTTCCTCCGGAGTCTTGATGACATACATAATCGTTAAAAACAAAAATGTCGAGATGATGGCGTACTCGATGTCTTGCGTCGCGCTGAATGCGATCGCGAGAAGAGACACGTATCTGAAGACTCGACTGTCGAACATAGTCTTCAAATTTTTAGGAACGGAGATGGCATTGCCTGAGAACAGACCTTGGTAGAGAATGATGAGGGTGAACAAAATCGGCTGTGCCTTGATGAGGGATTCCGTCGGACCGGTGATAGGTGACAGAAGGTTTTTCACCATTGTAGTATTAATTATACAGAAATTAAATTCATCAACGTCTCAACTTTTCGTCGATGTTCGTCACTCTTCACCATGAGCGAGGGTGACTCGAGTAGTTGGAGAATGCGTTGGTTATCGTCACCCTCCTCGTTGGGTGTTTCAAACTTACGAATGTAATCGGCGCAGATGTACACGACGCCGTCGGCGAATTCTTCCTCCGCCATCTCGTACCAACTGTCCTTGTCCGTCCCCCACGTTTGAGGATTGTCTCGGGTACGGACCCCGTGTCCGTACTTGCTTCTACCCAAATCTAACCTCTTACGAATGAATTCCATGGTGCTAAAGACACGTCACTGATTTTTAAGTGTGAGTGTGAGAGTACCTAACCCGACGAGCACGAGGACGTGGAATGTGTCCAACGTGATAGGTCCGAGGCGAATCAGTCTGTACGCGAACGCGTGACACAGATTTTTCTCACCCCTGTTCCCTTTGATATTCGCGAGAGCATCTGGACACCGTCGGGTGTTCCTGTTCGTACTCTTCTCGGATGTCATGACGTTATCTTCGTCCGTCCAGAACGCATTCTCCCCGTCAATCATCTTTCGCACACCCGGAATCCTGGAAGAGTCCATGTCGAAATGGTCGGAGTACTTGTGCAAGAGCGCCTTGCGCGCGCCGTCGCGGGTGACGAAATACGCCGCTGCGGAGGCGGACAGTCGACCCGGTTTCCCACCACCTTCCGGACAGAACCCGTCACAGTGGAGGAAGAGGAAATCCCAATCGATCTTCCCGTTTCGGAGCTTGTCTTCCAGGTATCGTCGATCGATGAAGAGTGGGTAGGCGTCGTCTTCCAAAATCAAGGCGACCGGGGTGATCCCATTCAAGAGAAAGTGTTCGAGCGCTTTGAGGTGCGAATAGCAACACCCGATGTTACTCTTGGGCATCACCACTCGGGCGTGAGGTTTGAAGAAACGTTCGAGTTCGCATTTCGGGATTTCGTCGTACGCGTACCCGTGCACGCGGACGGGGTCGATTCCGGTCTCGCGGAGATAGTGTCTCTGAGTCTCAAACCTCTTGGGCTGAGCCTCCATGTTGATCACGTAGGTACTGAACATCCTTAATGTTACAACAGGAAATTAGTCTTCATCCATCTCTTCTATGAATTCCTCATCACCCTGATCGTCCTCATCGTCCTCGATTTCTTCCACATCCATACCTTCGAACTCTTCCTCTTCCTCCTCTTCTTCGTGGTCTTCTTCGAATTCGTCTGGAGGCGGCGGTACTTCCTCTTTCTTCTTCTTCGAATTCTTCGGTTTCGATTTCGGTTTGAACGCCTTGTCGATGTCAAATTTTTTACAGACAGACCGAATTTTATCGTGCCGTTTGATGATTTTTTTCAAAAATGTATCATCGGCACCAAGCTTTTTGAACGCGACGACAAGTTCGTTCAGCGGTGGCTGCTCGTTCTTCGACCAATATTTCTCGTAGAGGTCGTGAAGGGCGGTGTTCACGACAATGCTGATTCTTTCTGTCTCTTCTTCGACCTCGAGGTGTACATGGATCCTGTCGGAGATGTGCGAGGAAAACGGGTATTTGACCGAACTGACCGTTTGCTCCGGTGGTACGTACTTGTACAGCTTTGGGTCGAAGCGCGACGGGTCGAACGGGTACCCGACCGCCTTACAGTGTCGCTCGTAGAGTGCGATGTAGTCGTCGAAGCGATAGATCGGCTGAGGTACGAACTTGTACCCTTCCGTCGGCGGTGGGTTGCATATCGCATCGAGGTCGAGCGTCGGCATGTGTTGAGTGGTTTACTTATTGCATGACTTTCGCGCGTCGGAGACTAAAATATCTTTAAAGGCGGTAGGACGGACGTTTTTTCGGGGTCAGATTTTTGCGACCCTTGTCCACGTGATTTTGAATCAAACGTGAAAAGTTCTCATCGAGCCATTCGTAAAATGCACCGGTCTTCTTGATCGAGTGATCGACGTTGCGTCCACAATCGGTGCCGTGTGACCATTTCTCACACCACACAGTCTTGTCTTCGGTATTGAGACCCTTCCACCCGATGAGCAAGAACTCCTTGACGGCACGCTTGAAGATGGTTTTGTGTGCGGTGGTGTCCATGTTGAGGAATTCGGAAAGGGGTTTGAAATCGTTCATCAACCACTCGAGCACGGTGTATAACTCCGTGATGGAATACAGGGTTTTGTCCTTGATATCTTTTTTACCTTCCGATGAGCGTTTTTTCATGACTTCCATATTGTAGTGCAATCGCCCTTCAAACATATCAAAGAGTGTATCCAAAAACGTGATGACATCGTTTTTCTTGTTGGTTTTCCACGATGGTAATTCGATGATTCGTTCACACTCGGGGAGTGCCTTCTCGACCAACTCCTTGTTCGACTTTGCCGTCGTCCCAGGGTTGAGAATTCGGTTGACCAATCGGAAGAGCGTGAACAATTCCTTTTCGCGTTCGTTCGAACCACTGGACACGCGTGCGAGCGGCGTCTGGTATCGAGGCAACACATCGTGTTTGAGATATTTCATAAACGTCGACGTGAATAGTCTGGAGTTGAGCTGCTCACCGTCACACATACTGAGACCTTGATTACGTCTGTTGAAGAGCACCTGCTTGTGTTCCGCAGTCAGGTCGTGGTAGAAACAGAGTTTGATACCAATCTTGTGCTTCCAATATGATACCTCTTTCTTGCTCATATCTTTCAAATATCGACCATCGAGGGCGGGAATCTCCGACCGGTCAAACATTTTGACCGTCTCCAGCCGGTGCCCAGCGTCGAGGAGTTCGTACGTGTCCGTCGCGCTGACCACGTTGATGAGCCAGTTTTGATCACTCGTGAGGTTGCATCGAAGAGATTCGATGTACTCTTGACGCTGTCTCTCGCTCCAACCCTTCGTCGGGTCACGCTGGGCGTCCGGGAGGACGAACAAGTTAGTTTCGTCTTCGTTGTCGACGTGTTCAGCCATGATGGTCGAGATCGTCTTCGTCTCGTGGTGAATGCATAAGTTTCTGAACTCCTTCGGAGGAATGAATGATGGCATCGTTCTTGCGAGTGAGAGTGAGTGTTTTGTCGGAGCAGGTGCGTTGCGCGCAGTGCGTCCTGTTGTGTCGCGTCGACCCTTCGGGTGTGTGCGTCGCTTGAGTTTTTTGGAAAACCGAAGAAGGAATTTTTTGTCTGTCTATGCAGTGACGAATCACGAATCGTCCTAGAACCCACCTACGAGTTCGCGCGCACTGGTGTCCGGAAATTGGCGGGAAAAAAAGTCCGGGTCACCGTGTTCTGAATGACCTATTGTAGAATGTGTAGACCTATTAATTTCTATATGCTCCCTCAGGTCTCGATAAAACACGCGAGCACCTTCGGCAATCAAATCTTCAACCTTGTGATCGATGTGATTGTCTTGTGGAAGATATGTGGAAACATAGCGTTCCATATTAGGGACGTGCATAAGGTAACATTTCATAGAACTGATCCATCGGAGTTTTTCAAATCCCGGTCTGTGTCCTTCTTGGTCTGGGAATCGTGAAAGGCAGTGAAAGAAAACCATTTCGAAATCATCACCGAGCGTCTCGATCGTCCTTTGAACCTCACCAAAAAACGACGAGTCGTTAACCATCACGTTGTCCTCGAGGACTAAAGCATATTTCACGCCCTGTCGACGCGCTCGCTCGAACACGGAAAGGTGTCCTTGCATCGCGCCGATCGCACCCAGGTTGAAGAACGTGATGTTCGGTCGACGCTCGGTGTGGTTGTAGTGCAACTCCACCGCTTTCTTCATGTATCGACTGTCGACTTGGCGTTCGAACTTTCGCGCGTTTTCAATCTTCTTCGTGTCCACCCCATACACGACGTCGATCGGGATGCCGTGTTGATCGTATCTCTTGAAAAACTGTGCGTGACGCGTCTTCGAGTCTGGTAATGTCAACAGGTAGGGTTGATATGCCAACCGCGTTCGACGCCGAAGGACGACGATGATGGCGACGACGAGCAAAGTCACACCGATCTGCAGCGCGATCATACTACTCTATGCGGAGAGGAAAAATCACACGCCTTTCCACCGAGGTCGTAGTTCCCGTTGTTGCTCCCGAGTTCGGCTCGGTTTTGGTTGATGAACGCCTTGGTCGTCACACACTTGAACGTGTCGGTTTCCGTGAGCCAGTCGGATAGGGTGTGGTCGTTCCTGTGTTTCCAATACACGACGTTTTCGCGCTGCATGTAACGCTCGAGGAACGCCTTTTTGCAGACCAACGCGTGATTGCACAGGAGCTGCGCGTCCTTCGGTGCGCGCCACACGTGTTCGGTGAGTTGGGTGAACGGTTTCTCGCAGTTCGACCAACAGTACCCGAGAAACATGATCTGACCTTCGGTCATCTTGAATTGTCTGATCGCCTCGAAAATTTGTGCGATGGACACTTGATACTTGATGTCGTCCTCGACGATCAAGATGGTCTCGAATCCGTTGTTGTACGCGTCGTAGTAGCACATGAAGAAGGACAGACACACGCACAGTTTGGTCATCTGTTTGTACAAGTGTTTGTTCAGGGGGTTAAACGTCTGCGAGAGGTTTCGGTAGTCGTCAGGCGTCAGGTCGTCCGGTTTGATCGCGTCCAACAATTTGTACTTTTGACCGAACGCCTTCAACTGTTCGCTCGCGTAGTCCACTCGAGAGGGCATGCAGATGCAGTAAATCATGTCGACCTCGTTCGAGGCGTTGTCACCGACGGGTTTGAATTTGTGTTTGAATCTTCGATAGATGCCTTTGGGGGTGTACGCGCCGGTGTCCGCCAGGGGTACGACCGTGGGTGCACACGCGTTCCTCGACGCGTTCCACAATTTGACGAGTTTAGTCGTGTAACTGATCGTGTTGCACACCTTTTGTGGATCCCAATTTTCGCGCACGGTATCGTAGTAGGGATCTTCCTCCGCGCTGTGGATCGTGAGATCCGGAGGTTTGTCCAGCTTCATGCTCGCGACGTACGGGACGAGGTAGTCACCATTGTGTCCGATGATTCGTCTGTATTTTTCGTTGGTGGTCTTGTAGTCTTCGTCGGTGAATTCCTTGATGGTCTGTTCCATCCACGTCTTCACGAACGGGTGACCTTTCGGGGACTTGATGAAGAAATTTTCGAGACAGACCACGCCTTCCTTACTGAAT